CTTTCATCAAGAGTAGTATCAAATTATTGGCTTGAAGAGATATATCCAGATGATATAAGAAAATCAAATCATGATGGTAATATACATATACATGATCTCGGGACACTAGGAGCTTATTGTTTTGATGACAAAACCAGAGTTCTTTGCATAGATGGATTTAAACCTTTTTCAGATGTGACATTAAATGACAAAGTAGCAACATATAATACAGACAACGGAAACATGGAATATCAAAAACCATATGATAAACAAGTATATAAATATGATGGCAGTTTATATCATATAGATGGAAGAGGAATAGATTTACTTGTTACGCCTGAACATAGGATGTTTGTTAAACGAAAATCGTCTAACAATTGGGAATTCACAACTGCAGAAAAATTAGATAAATCCTCAGAATTTTTGAAGCGGGTAAATTGGAGTGGAAATGAACCAGATCCTATGTTTTCATTTCCAAAAATTAATGGGGGAAATAGATTAAGACATGTCCGAATCCCAACCGACTTATATTTAAAGTTTATGGGTTGGTGGATATCAGAAGGATCTGCATGGAAAAATAATAGAAAAGATAGAACTTCTTCTGATTATATAATATCTATTGCTCAGATGAAATATAGAAATGAGGTAATAGATATTGTAAGGGATATGGGGTTTTCTCCTAGTTGTGGAGAATATAATATTCAATTTTGTTCAAAAGAAGTTTATCATTATCTCAAAAAATTTGGAATAAGCAAGACAAAATATATACCCGATAACATAAAAAATATGACTAGTGAAAAAATTAGAATATTTCTTATGGCTTTATTTAAAGGCGATGGTTCTTTCAAAGATGGAAATATGACAAAATACACTACTGCCTCAAAAAGATTGGCAGAAGATGTTGTTGAGTGTTTATTAAAGATTGGTAAGTGCGGAACCATAGGCAAAAGAGAAAATGTATATGTGGTGTATGTTCAAAACTCACAACTAACACCAATATTCAGAAAAGAGAAAAAAATAGTAAAATACAATGGTATAGTATATGATCTATCTGTTCCAAACGGAACATTAATTGTTGAAAGAAATGGAAAGGTTGTTATATCTGGCAACTGTGTCGGATGGGATATGAGAGATCTTTTGGATCATGGATTTAATGGAGTTTCGGGAAAAGTAAATTGTAAACCGCCCAAACATCTAAAGGTCGCTATGGGCCAAGTTGTTAACTTCCTTTACACCCTCCAAGGAGAATCCGCTGGAGCACAGGCTTTTTCTGATGTTGATGCGTATCTTGCACCATTTATTAGTTATGATAATATAAGCTATGATGAACTAAAACAAGCAATGCAAGAATTTGTTTTCAATCTCAATGTCCCCACTAGAACCGGGTTTCAATCACCATTTGAAAATTTTACTCTAAGTTTAAAAACACCAAGTTATATGGAAAATGAACCAGTTATCATAGGCGGGGAATATATGGAAGATACCTATGGTGATTTTGCTGATGAAGCCGATATGTTTAATCGTGCTTTTGGTGAAGTTATGAATGAGGGCGATGGAAGAGGAAATCCGTTTTCATTTCCGATCCCAACTCTAAACATAACAAAAGATTTCGATTGGGACAATGAAAATTATTATCCTCTATGGGAAATGACATCTAAATATGGCATACCATATTTTTCTAATTTTGTTAATTCGGATATGAGTCCAGATGATGTTAGATCAATGTGTTGTCGGCTGCGCCTAAATAAAAAAGAATTGATTAAGAGAGGCGGGGGTCTTTTTGGTGCTAACCCATTGACAGGTAGCATAGGTGTTGTTACAATCAATATGCCAAAACTTGGGTATGTATCCAAGGACGATTCTGATTTCTATGAGAGATTAGATTCGTTAATGGATCTTGCAAAAAATGCATTAATAATAAAAAGAAATATAATAGAGAATTATTCTGAGAATGGGTTATATCCATATTCTTCTATATTTCTTAGAGATGTAAAATCAAGACATGGGAAATATTGGGCCAATCATTTTTCAACCATTGGTTTGGTTGGGATGAATGAGTGCCTTGAAAATTTCATGGATTCAAATATGTTTATGAAAGATGGGGTTGATTTTACGTTGAATGTATTAGATCATATGAATGAAAGGATGATAGATTATCAAGAGGAAACAGGTCATTTGTTTAATCTTGAAGCAACACCAGCAGAAGGATGTTCATATAGATTGGCGAGAATAGATAAGCATAAATACCCGGATATCATTACCGCTGGAACTGATGAAGTTCCATACTACACCAATTCGACACAATTACCAGTTAATTATACAAACAACTTATTCAAGGCCATGACCCTGCAAGATGATATCCAATCAAAATATACTGGTGGAACAGTATTCCATATATTCCTTCAAGATGAGCACCCAAATGTAGATTCTCTAAAAAACATGGTTGGAAAGATAACTAATTCATTTAAGATGCCATACTTCACTATAACACCAACCTTCTCGGCTTGTCCAAACCACGGATATCTTTCTGGTCAATTCAGCGAATGTCCAATGTGTGGCGAGAGATGTGAGGTATATTCTCGTGTAGTTGGATATCTCAGACCAGTATCCCAATGGAATGAAGGAAAAACAAAAGAGTTTGAAGAAAGAAAAACATTCGATTTTGATTAGGTGTTTATCATGGAAACGTATGAAATTTGTTTTGCTAAGTACAGGTATAATGATGATAATGTTGAAATTGACAGAAAAGCAGACAGGGCAAAATTTATTTATGTGACAGCAAAATCTTGGAAAGAAGCTTTGAAAACATTAATAAGGGAAGACATCTACGTATATGATGCTGCTGGCGAAATTGTTTACGGTGATGATTGATTATGGTATACACGTTGCAAAATATTGAATACGTTGGTAGAGGAAAACCAGACATTTGGATCTTTGCCAGAGATGAAGATAAATCGCTGAAAAGGTTTATTGTAAAAGGATTTGAACCATACTTTTGGATAAAGAAAAATGAAGAATACAAAGTATCTGGTATGTCAGATATAAGAAAAACAATGATAAAAGGAAAAGGTATATTTGGCGAAGATGTTATAAAGGTAAACACAACTAGACCAAAAGATGTGGTTTCAAAGAGAAAGGTATTTTCAAAAACGTGGGAATCGGATGTTTTCTTTGTCAAGAGATATATGATTGATAAGGGATTATTTTCTACGTTTGAATGGGACGAAGATAATGAGATGGTAAAACCTGTAAAAGCAAACCCAACTCCACCGAAGATATTCTATTTGGATATCGAAGTTGATATGCCCAAAACAGAATCGCCAGATCCATTTGGTGCTGAATACCCCATTATTTGCATATCAATTTATGATTCTTATTCAAAGGAAATGATAACTCTAACACACCACGACAGTCTTGACAAGATAGAATATACTGGAAATCTTGAAATGTATGAGTCTGAGAGGGAGATGCTAAAAGCTTTTATGGCTAAAATACAAACTATAAAGCCAGATATGTTAACAGGATGGTATATAACTGGATTCGATATACCATATATCGTAAGAAGATTGACAAAAAATAAATTGGATAAAAACAAATTATCTCCTTTGGGATGGACAGATGTTTCAAGAAAAAATGTTGGGTATAGAGGTGTCAATTGTAGAATAAAAGGGATAACTATTTTGGATATGCTTTCTTGTTATAAGAAGTTTTTTGCCAAGGCATTTCCCTCATATGCATTACAGGCAATTGCACAAAAAGACCTTGGCGAATCTAAGGTCAGCATAGATGATTTTCATGAAGTTTGGAAAACAGACCCCAATGAGGTAATAAAAAGAAATGTTTCTGATGTAGAATTCTTGTACAGAATAGATGAAAAATGGGGATTGATTGCCCACTATACTGAATTGAAAAATTCCTTGGGTGCTGGATATGACGATGTTCTTTCATCCAAAAGATTAATAGATATAAAGATGCTTAGAAAAGCAAAAGACATGGGGGTTGTTCTTCCAAAAGGAGGAAAGAGAGGCGATTCAAATTCTTATCTTGGTGCATATGTCATGTATCCCAAAAGTGGTATATGGGAAAATGTAATAGTTCTGGATTTCTCAAGTCTATATCCAAACATTTTCATAAACTATAATATATCTCCTGAAACATTAACCGATGAAATAGAAGATGCTTATAAGATTGGTAAGTGGCATTTTAAAAAGAAACCTGTTGGAATACTACCCGACTGTGTTACTGAGTTACAAAAGAGAAGAGCAGACTTAAAGTCGGAGATGATTAATCATAGTCCAGACTCATCTGAATATAAAAGATTGGACACAAAACAAAAAGCAACAAAATATCTCATAAATGCTTTTTATGGTGTAATGGGATATCCTGCATTTAGATTATATAATCGAATCGTTGCTGAGTGTGTTACAATAATGGGGCAGGAATATGTTAAATCAACTGTCAACTTACTAGAAAAATGGGGATACAATGTTCTATACGGAGATACAGATTCTGTTTTTGTTGTTATAGAAGGAGACACAGATGAGGCATTTATTCGTGGAAGAGAACTGGAAAGAAAATTAACACATGAGGTTATGAAAAAGTTGGGTGCTTCTATTGATATCGAATTTGAAAAGTTATACAGTAGAATCTTATTTGGAAATGTTAAGAAAAGGTATGCGGGGATAAAGATATGGGATGGAGGTCAACACACAGATAAGTTGGATGTTACTGGATTTGAAGTTAAAAGATCTGATACAGCACCAATATCCATTGATGTTCAGAAAGAAATTATGAATATTATGCTTAAATCAGAAGATCCAGAAGATGAGATAAGAGAGTTATTGCTTATGACAAAGGCAAGATTTAAAAAGGTTGACTTAATAAATATAGCTATACCAAAAGGTATGACCAAAGACCCAGAAGAATATGGTGGATTGGATGTAACTGGCGGTAAGATAGGAGTTCCTGCGAACGTAAGAGGTGCTAAATATGCAAACAAACATTTTGGAGCAAACTTTAAGTCGGGTTCAAAACCTAGGATGGTATATGTCAAAAGAATGCCTGAAGGATATGAGCCTACGGATGTTATATCGTTTGACGAAGACACAAATCTTCCCGATAATATTGTGGTTGATTATGATAAGATGTGGAATAAGATAATAATAAGAAAAGTCCAACCGCTTCTTGACATAATAGATAGAAAATTTAAAGATGTAATGTGGAAAAGGAGACAGGTTTCTCTTGCAGAATTCGTTTGACGGAGTTGGGTTTGAAATATTTAATACTAGGGTTTCTATTGTAGGCGGTGTAGTCAAACTTTATGACAAAGAAGAAGATTCTACAATAGATATATTGAAAAACAAGTGGGCAGTTTTTGTAAAAATGCTGATAATGGCATATAAAATGAATAAAGAAAAAAGCATTGTAGATCACGGAATTTATTTGGCGAAAATAAAAAACAATATTGAAATTCGTTCGTTCTCAAATGGGCCAATTAAAATTCCGTGTGAAGAAAAGAAATTTAAAGCATGGTTAAAGATGTTTATAAAACTTGTTGAAGAGGAACAAGGAATTGACAAAGAAAACTCCATACTTAGGAAAAAAAGGAATAAGTGATTTCCTTCTACACAAATCCCACATACATTCTTGGACAACATGTAAAAGATGTGGTTTATATTCGTTGATGGAAATTGAGGGTGATCCTAGTGGGCAACTTATTACTAGTGCTGGTACAAGTTTCCATGATGAATGTTATAATTTTTTTGACAGAGTTGATATAGATGTTGCCAAGGAAAAATCCGAATTTGAAAATAATTTGATTTATTACTTTAGAAAAAATCTTGTTATGAAACCAGAAACAGAAGAACTCTTGAAAAGATTCTCATTGTTTCAAAAGGATAGATTTTATGCGTTTCAAAATAATACAAAAAAATGGTTTCCATCAAATAGAGAGATAAAAATAAAAAGACCTGACCTTGGTTTAGCTGGAACAATTGATTCGATAGAATATATATATGATGATGATAGTGAAGATAAAGCTGTGGTTGAGTATAAATCTGGACGAATGAGCAACTGGAGAAAATCAAAACTTAGAAGAGAATTGGCTGTTTATAAATTGTTAGTAGATGGAACCGATATTGTATCCAAACCAATTGAACATATCGGTGCTTTCTGCGCAGGAAACGAAAGGTATGAGGATGGAATAATGTTTGAAAAAGTAAACAAAAGAACTATAACTGCATTGTTTGATGTTATAAAAGATATAAGAAAAACTTTGGAAAGAGCATATATAAAGGAAGGCACATACGATTTAGATTTTTTCCCTATTAAATCAAGCAACTTTTGCATGATGTGTCAGTATTCGAAAATGTGTTATGGAGATGAATTGAATGAATGAAGAAATTAAAGTAGACGACATTGGAAGTATTGTTCTTGGATATATGAAAATGCACACAAATGTGATGAGTAATATAATGGAGATATTGACTCAATACATTGAACTGGAAGAAGATGACTTGGACGAAATAGCCGAATCAATTGTTGCCTTGCAAGAGGTAGAAGAAAGATTGGTTGAGCTAAAAGAGGACTATGACAAATCTGTTAGAGAAGAAATAATTGAACAAATAAGGAGTGATGAGACACATGACGTACAATATATCTGATTTCAAAACGGAACTGAGCATGTGCAATGGATGCAAATTGAGAAAAGGAACCGAACCTGTTGCTGGTAGAGGAAACACAAACAAGCCATTGATTATGTTTGTTGGTGAAGCACCGGGCAGACAAGAAGCCAAGAGTGGAAAGCCTTTTGTTGGTGTAGCAGGAAAGATTTTTGAAAGATGGACAAAGAAACTTGGAATAACAGAAGACGATTATTATGTCACCAACGCCGTTAAGTGTAGACCGCCTTCTAATAGACCTCCCAGAAAGGATGAAAGACTAAAGTGTAGTGGATGGTTGGAAAAAGAAATAAAAATTGTAAAGCCAAAGATAATCGTTCCTCTTGGAAGAATAGCTATGTTTGCATTGAATGGAACAAGAGGAAAAGTAACTAAATACATGGGGATACCTGTATTTACTATGTACCATCCAATGGCTTCTTTATATGATCCAAGCAAAGAGGAAACTGTACAGGAACATTTAAGAACCCTGAATACAATAATAGAGGATAGGAGATGATATTATGAGAAATGAAAGACAAATATATAAGTACAAAATGAGAACAAATTCGGATAAGTTTCCGCTAATCCCGCTTGGGGATGTTCATTTTGGTCAAGAGTCTTGCGACTATAAAAAGTTTTACAAATATCTTGATTGGATTGATGACCACGATGATGCGAGAGTTATTTTGATGGGAGATATGGCTGAAACGGACATACCTTCACATATGACAAATGCTGGTGTTATGTGGGGCCAAGAAATTTCTCCATCTGAGCAGATGGATGAAATATATGAGCTATTGAAACCTCTTAAAAGAAAGATAATTGGTGGCGTTATGGGAAACCATGAAAAGAGAATATGGGTAAGAACCAGCTTTTGTCCTACAAAGATTTTGTGTGATAAGCTAAACGCCATGTTTATACATCCAAATCCATCATATCTTGATATTGATGTTGGAAAGTTTACATACAGATGTCTTGTTGCACATGGTAGCGGAAGTTCACAGAGAGGTGATTATCAACTTAGAAAGGCAGTAAATTATTATCCAAGTTCTGATCTGATAATGATAGGACATATACACCAGATAAATTCCGAACCATATCACAAGCTAATTGTTGACGATGGAACAGAAAAGATAAAAACTATATACGGTGTAAGAACTGGCGGGTTCCTATTTTATCCACCATATGCAAGAGAAAGATTTATGGAGCCAGTTGATACAGGTGCTCCGATTGTTTATTTGTATACAAACAATAGAATAATAAGTGTGAACACATCTGATTTTGTTGGGTTACAATGAGCAAATATCCACCATTTTATAGAGTTAAATGGTGTCCAAAAAAACAAGACTTTGAGATTATGGTGAAATTTAAATTCTCAAGTTTGGAAGATGCAAAAAGAAAAATTGAAGAAATTGGCGAATATGAACCATATATTTCTAGAGACAGAAACAGCGAAGGCAAAACAACATACACAGTATACATAAACAAACAGGACAAAGTTATGAAATTTTGTGAAGAAAAGAATTGGAAAGACGAAAGAAAATCTCAGCAAAGAAGAGTTGATTTTATAAAAAGTTTTCTTATGAGCAGAATGTCAGACATAGGAATGATGATGATTAAAAAAGAAAAAAGTAGAGGATGAGTTGGGAACAAAACATATTTAAACACCAACACATAAAAATGTTTCGTGATAAAAATGAGATACGAAGAAATTTTGGATATAATAAAAGATAGGAATGTTAATTTTTGCACAGTTAGCGATTTTGAATTATCAGATGAAAAACCAAATGTTTTTATAAGACATGACGCAAATGAAAAACCTTATGTAATAAACAAAATGCAAGAAAAAGAATATTACAATGATATGATTTCAACATCATATCTATTCTGGGATTCTCCGCATTCATTTAATTATCCTCTAGATTTAAATATCCCCTTATTCAAACGATCAGAAAAAAGGTTTGGTTTTGAAATAGGATATTATGCATGGGTTTCTCCAGAGATGAGCGATATGGAAGCCGTGTCTTATATTCGTGATCAAATAAATAAATTAAATGATTTCTTTGATATAAAATCATATGCGTGCAAAGATATAAACATGAGACAGATGATTGGAAAATACATGATAAATACTGGTATGAATAATTATCTAACAAAATTATCAAGCACAAATAAAATGAAGGGATATATGTCCGACTCTAATGATGGGTTTGATTTTTTGGTTAGTGAGGATCATGACATAACAGTTGTTGATGAAATGAGAACAGAAGAAGAAAAGATAATGTGGTTCATGGAAACGATGATAGACGGATATGTTTATGGTATTAGACTTATTGGAGATTATTGGGGAAAAGATTTATTAAGAAGCTTTAACTAGGTGTTACTATGAATTTATTATTTCCATATTTGAGAGGATATAAAAAAGAAGTTGTTAAAAAAATATTGGAGGTGGAATAATGTTTGTTTTGCATTTGACAGGACAGAATCTATGTAAGAATCTTACTAGGCTGGAATCTTGCAAATGTCCCATATCTCTTGTCCAAATTTGAAACAAGGGCAGGAACATATTCAAGACAATGGAGTATATATAGTGACGCTTATATCAAATATCCAGAAGATGTTATAACACCAATACCAAGAAGCAAGGACAATATTTCTAGATGTTTTTATGATAACAATTTTGATGAGGCAGATGTATACCATATTCATTCAACCTATGGATTGCCAGAAATAGTCAAAAGCAGAATTCTCCCTTCGGGAAAACCAATATATCTACATTATCACGGTTCATATCTTAGAATGTATGGTGGTTCAAAAACATTGAATAACGTAGCAAAATACATATTTGTTTCTACGCCAGATTTGCTTCAATATATACCAAAAAAATATTCTGATAAAACATTTTTTGTTCCCAATCCCGTTTCTATAGATCCATATTATGTTTGTTCAAAATCTTCAATGGGCGATGTGAGAGTTGGTTATGACGATGAATTGACCATATTGCACACAACAACAAATGTGGGAATAAAGGGAACAAGGCCAATAATGAATGGTATAAGATTTATGAAAAATAACTATAACAATATTAATATATTACTATGTAAAAATAAGACACATTGGGAATCTTTGCAAATGATGAAAATTTCAGATATATATGTTGACCAATTTAACATAGGGTGCTATGGTGTTGCAGCAATAGAGGCAATGTTATTGGGCAATGTTGTTCTGGCTTGGATAGATCCAAATTATGGTCAGTTCTATCCCGGCTGTACAATAAAATCATGCGATATAAATGGTTTTGTTGACGCATTGAAGGCAACATTGTTTGATTACGATACATATAAAAGGACAGAGAAACAACGTATAGCATGGGCATCAACGTTTCATAGCCCAAAGAAAATAGGAGAGTATTACAAGAATATATATGAAGGCATGGTTCCAAAAGAAGACCCAAATTATTACTTGAGGTGGAAAGAATGAGAGTTATGAATATGAGCATACAAAATGAAAAGAATATATCATATCTGTATTCGATATATATGACCGCAATATCCGAAGGATTGAGGGCTAGATCGTTCCAGATTTATCCAAGCAGATATTTATATCCAACCGATATAATACAGCAAGATTCAAACATGAGGATGCAAAACGTAATAAAAAGAAACTTTATGGACAAATATGATTTGTACATATTCTTTGGAGAATTCAACAATCTTACAGATATTTATAAAATAAAGAATGATATTGAAGCTCCAATAGTACCATATTTCTTTACTGAGGGCCAAATAATAACATGTCTAAATAGTGAAAATAAAGATTTGATTGAAAACGCAAAAATAATTTTCATAAGACAGCCTCATCTAAAAATGTATCTTGAGGACTACGATGATAAGGTTGTTTATCTAAATTCTCCATGTTCTGTTAATCCGTCTGATACATCAATGAGATCAGACGATGTAGAATATATAATTCCAGATGCTTGGACAAGCATAGGAAGTTTTACAAGGGGAGATGTGTATGGTTCTGCTATCGCAAAAGCACAGGTAATTTGTGATGATAAAATGTTGGGTTATATAGAAATAAACAAAAAAACTCGTGGAAGGGTCTTGAGTATTTTGAGCCAATTGGATGTTATGATAGATTCGCACAATTCTGAATTCTATTCACAGGCTGCAATTGAATCTGGTATGATGGGAATTCCAACAATAACAAGTGTTAATGCTGCGCTTGAGGAATATGTTAAGGATTCGCCGTTCATACTAACAGATTCGCAACACCTATCTGAGCATATTGTTGATGCAATTGAAAACAATGAAGACCATAAAAACAACACAGCATATAATAAATTTTTTGAGAGACACGAACCAAAACAAGCATCAGCACAACTTTTGAGACAACTAAAGAAAATGGATGTGATATAATGAATAAATGGGCACTAATAGTACAATCACAAGGATGTTCAAGGTCGCACAAAATAGCTTACGGTCTTACGGATTTAGGTTGGACAATGTTCCTAATGCAGCAAGGAAATAGATTATCAACTTGGGGATTTCAACCATACAAGGCCATTCTTAGCATGGGAAGCAACGAATGTGATAAATGTTGGAGAGAGGCATTAAATGCTGCAACAAATAACAAAGACACATTTGATGTGATCCATAGTTCAAATACTCCAGATGTTTATACAAATCATCTTGTTGTAAACTCCAAAAGACCCGTTATTCACGATTGTCATGATGCACTAACAACGTTTAATCATGTTGACCAATCAACGGCAGGGTATGCAGAAGCGTTAGCCAACCAGCGTGCAGATGGAAATTTGTTTGTATCAGAAGGACAGAGACAGTATGTAATTGACACATACAACATTGACATAGACAAGTCTTATGTGTTCCCAAATTATTATTTGGAAAGATTTGCCACAAAATACCCAAGGACTAAATTATCAGATATGGACGGACAGATACATCTTGTTTGGGAAGGCGGTATAAAGATGTATGGAGAAGCAGATAACCAATGGGCAGATCACAGAGATATATGGAGATTGTTTAAAAAGTTACTTAAGCAAGGAATACATGTGCATGTACATTCTTCTATAGAATTCAGGAGAGGAAAGAACAGAGTACCACTAGAATCACCGAACCTCCATTGGCACAACCCAACAGATCTATCAACATTGATGCGAGTTATGACACAGTATGATGCAGGAATAGTTGCATTTAACAAAACAAATGAAGAGTTCCTTGAGCATACCCTGCCGAATAAAATGTTTGAATCATTTGGTGCTGGTTTACCTGTATTGTGTGATAATTCGAGAGATGTTAAAAATTGGGTACAGAAATATGATGTTGGAGAACCTATTCTCGAAGGATGGGAAACTGGGGATATAGAAAAGATAACATTTAAAAACATCAATCCATATATATCTAATGTGGAAAATCAGAAGGATAATTGGACGGTAGAAGCAAACATTGGTGGATTGGAAAAGTTCTATGAAAAGATAGCAAAAAGAGGTAGATGATGTTGTACAGATATGATAATGGAACCGGAGATGCTTCGTTTGATTGGATATACCCATACGACAATTATTGGAATTATGACAGAAGCAAACCCTGTCATGGTTGTAATGGAAAGGGTTGGATAGAAACAAGCGATCACAAGGTACACAAATGTCCTGTATGCAATGGAAGCGGATATGTTCGTGTTGATCCATATGATCTTAGCATAACGTGTTAATAATGTTAATTGATATGCCCGAGATTATCAAATATGATAATCCTTTCATTATAAATATAGAGGACGATAGTTCAAACCCTATTGAGGATGTCAAAACATATGTTGATGATATATTCAAAGGCAAAACCGATGAACATGGAAACATAACAATAACAATACGTGGTGACATCAAATTTCATTATCATGAAGGAAACAAAAATGAATTGCTAATTATGCTTGGTTATACAAATAAAGAAAAGAGACAATTAATATCAGATCAAATGATACATATGTTGTCATATCCATTCAGAATGGCAGGGTTTGAACCGGGATATTATATGTTGTTTTTAACACCAGAAGAATACTCTGAAGTTAGCACCACATACGCCGATGAAGAATCGTTTATACATCCAATTACAAGCATGTCTCTATTAAAAGAAAAATATGAAATACCAGTATCTGTTCCTGAGTTTTTGACAATGTTTGACCATGTTGATATGCATGGCAGTTCGCAAGTAGCATTTAGATTTCAGCTTTCAAAAGCTATAGATGAAGTTTATAACAGACCAAATGCACATAAGCACCACTTCAGAAACCTTGGTTTGGCATGGCACGAGTTGGGTCACGACATAGGCAATATGTATCATGATGAAGATTACAGCACATTGCCAGATCATGGTGGTGGAAAAGATAAAATGAATAATTACGCATACCCATGTATAATGTGCAGAAACAATTGGGTATTCTGTCCAAAATGTAGAAAAAAACTTAGAGCAATAAATCCTAATGTTCATTGTTGGCAAACTTGGCAAGAGAGAGAAGATATGAAAAATAATCACTTATACTGGTTTCAAAAGGATTTGTTAAATAACACGGGCGAATGGGCAGTTGGTCAGCTTCACCAACCACAAATAAATGCAGAATCTGTTAAAAGACCATGAGGTGTTAAATTGAGATTGATAGTATATAATTCTACAAAGAGAGTTATATTTTATGATCTATTGGGATCTAGAAGAGAAGCAACTGGTTTGGTGTATGAAACTCATAACCACACTTTTGTTTTTTTAGAAAATTTAAACTATTATAAAATAGATAACGACAGGGTTATAAATATAATTTGAATGGAGGTGGTGAAAATGGTAGATGTTATATTTAGATTTGAAAAAGAAGGTTTTATAACTGAAGAAAGACAGCACACAATACATGAAAAAGGCAAGCTCTATCCCTTTCTTCCAACTCGTATATGGTTTGATTCGCCTTTTGAAATTGTTGTTCAAGACTCAGAAGGACAGCCCGTAGAAGGCGTATCAATTAGTATAGGAGAAACATTCTTAGAAGAAACAGATGTCAATGGAAGGATAAGTGTTACAATAAAAAAAGAAATGATTGATTAAAAAAAATTAATCACATGCTTCTTCTATTGCATCAATAAGTTCATTTACCTCTTTCATTATTTCTCTTAGTTCTTCTTCGGTTATGGTTTCATCTTCAACCGCAGCTCTAACCTTAAAAACAACGTCAGAGAATTCTGCAAGAACATTCACACTATTAGACCAAAACTTCTTATCAGCTATTACACCCAATATAAACGTAATGAGTGTGGCTGCCAAAACATATATTCCGGGTATTGCCAAATTAACACCTCAAATACTTATACATTACTTCATATATAAATGTTACTAAAGATCTTCCTTAACGAAAACATAAAATGTCTTTGTTGTCAAGACCTTTCCACTCGTATATGTGACTTCTACCTCTGCTTTGTAGTCGTTCTCAGTATCAAAATCGCCACTCTGTACCAGATATCTACAAGTACCAGATGTAGCATTAACAACAGAACATGTGCCATCAACCTTGAGACTTGATGCATCCGTATCCTTGACTTTGAATTTTATAGATGAGGCATCTGTTAAATCGAGTGCTGTTTCATCTGCTTCTTGCAGAGTAAAATTTATGTAATAAGAATAATCACCTTCTTTTACAGTTAAATTTTCAACCATTTATATTCCTCCAATACATATTACTTTTGTCTCTTATAAATTTTTCGCTAATCGCTCTCTTGATATACCTCTTCAATCAATGATTTGTCTTCCGTTTCTTCTATTATGTCTCTATCTTCAACCATTTCAGTCTTCGAATCATCCACCTGAATCATTACGGATATGTCTCTATCTTCTCCAATTTCTATCATATCCCTATCTTCCACACTCAAAGTAATGTCTCTGTCATTAACTTTCAATGTTATTGATTTTGAATCAGATTCGGTTGATATTGATCTGTCATAAAGAAGTTCTGATATATCATTGTCCATCTGTTCAATTGCAAATATATTTCTGTCGAGCATGTCAAGTATTATACTTCTATCAAACAATTCTGCCGTTAAACCTATGTATGGTGCTCTTCCAAGTATATTATATTTTACAGTTAAATCTTCAAGTATATATTTAAATATGCTCCATTTTAATGTGGTGTCTTCCGACACGAACTCTCTTATTTCCCACTTGAATGAAGCATCCTCTGATATGGTTTCATAAATGTGCCATTTGATTGTTTCATCTTTCGACATAGTATTTCTTATATCCCATTTCAATATCTGTGAATCAAATATAAATGATTCAAGGATATTCCATTTTAGGGTTTGGCTCTCATATAATGTTGAATATATATCCCATTTAAAAGTGTTATCATCGTTTATGAATTCAAGTATGTCCCACTTCAAAGTTTGATCTTCATTTATAAATGATCGTATATCCCACTTGAACGTATTGTCTTCTTGCATAAACGCAAATATGTTCCACTTATAAGTTTGATCTTCATTCATTGTATTTCTTATATCCCACTTATGAGTTTGATCTTCATTCATAAATTCAAACAAGTTCCACTTGAATGTATAATCTTCGGACAATGTATTTAATATGTCCCATTTAAATGTTTCATCTTCATAAACCACATTTCTAATTGACCATTTGAATGTTTGATCTTCTAGAATAAGAGAACTGGTTATATTCCACTTTAGAGTTTCGTCCTCATGTACGAAACTAAATAAATTCCATTTAAACGTTTGATCTTCATATAATGAACCATAAATAAACCACTTGTATGTTTGATCACCATAAACAGAATTCCATATGTCCCACTTATATGTTTGGTCCTCATAAATGAAATTGAGTATGTCCCATTTCAATGTTTCGTCTTCGCTGATAAATTCACGGATGTTCCATTTTAATGTGCTGTCTTCAAACAAGAACGAGAAGATGTTCCATTTAAATGTTTGATCTTCATATAAACTATTCCATATGTGCCATTTATACGTTTGGTCTTCATAGACGCTATTCCATATATACCATTTTAAAGTCTGGTCTTCATAAATGTCATTTAGTATATTCCATTTATAGGTTTGGTCTTCAGTTATAAATTCAAATATATCCCATTTCAATGTTGAATCTTCATATATAAAACCAAGCAAATCCCATTTAAATGTTTGATCCTCATATACGCTATTCCATATGTTCCATTTTAATGTATAATCTTCATACAAGCTGTTATATATATCCCATTTGAAT